CTTGCTGGGCTTCTGCGATTCAGTAGCCTCACCGTTCAGGACTGCTGCAGCATGCAGGTCATTCAGGCAATAGCGCCCTTCACTGTCTACTCGAACAGATACGCCACTTACGATCACTGTTGGATATGTCATTGCGTTCTACCTTTTAGCGAATAAGCCTCGTTGCCCAGATAACCGCCCACAGAGAAGCCGCCGCTTATAACGGTTATCTCCGAAGCTGATTCCTGAAAGGCTCTGTGTATGAAGTGCGCCGGGCATGGCACGGTTTACTGCAGGTACAAAAAAGCCCCGCTAGTGCGAGGCTGGTGATCTATTAGCTGATGTGAGTTTTCTTGAGGCCTGTCATATCGAATTAAATAAAAACTGCACATAAACCCTGTCAAATTGGGCTATGTTATTCGCTGCCCTTACCAATCCAACGTATAGTCCAGACGATCCCACGAAGCACTAGATACAGGAGCAGTGAGCCAATGCTCATGACTAATACGCCCAGAAAGAATTTTTTCGCGATAGCAGTCGTATCAAAGGCTGAATAACTTTCCAGTCGATGCTCGCACTCATTCCATTCTCTTGTATCTGGAGTATACGATTCAGGGGAAAGCTTTTCCCTGCACTCTATAAAAATGTTATTGGCGACATAAGAGATTTGCATCCTATCGCTTATTAACACCTTAACAGGCACACCTAAAGACGCAATGATTGCCAACACAAGGAACAGCCTGTTCCAAAAGCCTTTTTTCATCCAATGCTACCCAAATTTTGACTCATTTTTTGATGTGCTGGATTTTATCCACAGATAGAACCTCACACAAGTATGAGGTGCCTGCTAGGCTTAAGCTGTTTGCAAATAAAAATGAAGTTACCTACCACGTGATTTGGCTCTCAAGGCGAGAGCCATTTTTTTAACCCCTGCCCGCATTGGCTCTCTTTTAAATGCCTTCATACATTAATCGACGACCAAGCGCTGAGATGCAAACGTAGGCCACACCAACGACAGGGTCAGGCGTTTCATCATACTGGAGCAACCCGTAGTACTTCATCAGCTTCAACCTGTAGTCAATGTCCTGCCATAAGGTGTCAGGATAACTGATACAAAGTACTGCATCAGAAGCAGAGGTACATGGGATTACAAACTTAACCGATCCAGCTTCTTTTACTGATTCATATTCAGAGAGCTTTTTCAGGATATACAGCGTGATGTCATCAACTTCAGGTAGCATAAAAACTTAGGTCAATATCTCAGTACAAAATACCATTATAGTGCCATTTTATAACGAGAATTAACCATATACTCGAACTTAAACTTATATGTTATTCCCTAACAGATGCATTCACCGCTCAACTATCCCGAAAGTAAATCATCTAAGGCACAGCTCCCTGATGTACTGCTGCAGGCCAGCTATTTGCTTTCCGGCGATTTCGATTCGCTCTCTGAGAGTGAAATAATCCCGTTGAGCGGCGTCAGTAAGTCGGGCGCTGGCTGCATCATCCATGCCGGGGGTGCCGGAGGCGGGTTGTTTCTGGCAGGTGGCGTTAAGCTGCAGCCGGCGCTTGCCAGTAGCAACATCATCATGCAACTGATCGATAGTGGCTTTAGCATTTGCTAATTCCTTCGTGTATTTCGCATCGAGTGCGGCCACATCACGCTGGCGTGTCTGCATATCGGTGATAGTGTCATTCGCCAGCTTGAGATTACCGGCCGCGGTGTCACGCTGCGCCTTGTAGTCAATGGCATTGCCGCGGTAGTAGAGCGCGAATGCAGTCGAGGTGGCGATCGCAAGCAGAACCAGCAGAGCGATTGCAGCGAGCAGCTTAGCCTTTAAGGTCATCGACACTCTCCGCCAGACACAATGAGCGCTCCATATCCCGGCGATTCATCAGACCCTTCCACTTCATGCCACCGGCATATACCCAGCGGCGCAGTTCTTCACACGCGCCAGCCTGATCGCCTTTGTTGAGCTTCTTCAGCAGAGTGGATTTAGAGAATGCTGATGTACCGACGTTATAGGTGAAACTGTAAAGAGCGGCACGGGGATATTCGCCCAATGGCACTTTTACCAGGCTGTCTACCGACTTCTTAACCGGCTGCAGGTCGTTCCACAGCAGCCGATCGCATTCACGATCGGTGTAAGTCTTGCCCTTAACGATGTCGGCGCCCGTATGCCCGTCACAGACAGTCCAGACTCCGGCCACATCTTTGTAAGGTTCATAGGCGCGACCCTCAACGCCGTCTTTACCTCCGAGAAATACAGTGGCAATAAACATCGCCCCGCCACCCGCAGCAGCTATCAGCTTTTTACGCAGGCTCCATGACATAGCCATATCAGTCATCTCCAACTTTTACGGCTGGGCCATATTTCTCAAGCGCTTTTACCTGAGCGTTGGCGACCTTGCGTTTGAAGTACCAGTTGATGAGCCCCGTAATGACGATACCGAAGATACCCGCCAGCACGCCGATGGCAGACCACTCATCAGGGCTCAGTTTGGTGAGCACACCGTTCAGGATGGTGCCCCCGGACGTGCCGAGGGCAACGCCAGTAACAAGTTTGCTCATAGTTTGAATGCTCATAGACACCTCCCGATGCGGACAGGTGCTGTTTGTAGTCAGGAGAAAAGACGCCACCGCCACTACGGATAGATTTGAGGTCGCTTTGACGGGCGGGGGCGAAAACGAAAAAGGCACCGCCGAAGCAGTGCCTATGGATTTATTGATCTTACAAACGAAATTGATTCTTCTAAGTTTTAAATACCATTATCATGCTCAATCTATATTTCGATACTGATAATAATTCATTGGCAAGGAAACCATTCATGTCTAAAAAAATCAATTTAGCCACCGCGCTGTTTTTATCCCTCTCAAGCTTCAATACCTTATCTGCTGAGAATGACAAGATGCCAGGGTGGACTTACATGACTGAAACCAATGAGTTTGTATATCACGCGAAAAACGGCTCTATAAAAGAAGACAAGGCCGTGTTATCCATGATAATCCAACAATCTGCAGTTTCTTCAAGCAGTAACAGCATGGTTATATATATGAAATTTTCAGTACCCACTAAAGCATGCAAAGACGAATACGGTGTAGTAACAGTGAGTGAGCTGAGTGGGAAAACTATAACAAAGTCAGATTATGTCAAAGGCGGATCAAGTGCTGCCTCCTCTATGGCTGACATACTTTGCTACGACATTCAGCACCCTAACTGATACTGTTCCTGATCGAATGCAGAAATGCAAAAAGCCCTCGCAGATGGTGAGTCCGGAGGGCTTTCTAATTATCACAGAGTGATGGAACTTGTATTTTCAGCGCACTTAACAACAGCGCGCAACTTCAACTGTTGGGAAGCATAACCCTGTGTTCCTGAAAAGTAAATAGCTCACGATAAAATAATGAGCTATTAGATTGAACATCTATCCGGTCACTTTATTGAGTGATGCATTCGCCCATGACTCTTCCGCTTCAATTTTCACAATCAGCTGATCGTAAAATGGCTTTCCACTCCGGTCCCAGGTAGCAAGACTGATTGATTCGGTGACATCACTGATTGCGCGAAAAGCTTCCGCAGCGGGAATCCTTTCATATCCGCGCCCGTTACATTGCCGGCAGTCCCGATACACAGGTGCGCCCTGCAGCTCAGTCTGCTTACGGTCTATCGCCTTACAGCGACCGTTGCAGTCGCGACAGGATGATGCGAGTACCCCCTTCCCTTTGCACGACTTACAGAGCACTCGAACGGTCTCTTTGACGTTTCTGGTCTCGCCGCCGGACAGTGGCGATTTCATGGAGAACACATCGGCTTCGATAAACCCTTTCGCTCCACAGCAATCGCAGGGCTTCACGCTGGCTGCGCTGCGGCAGTAATCCATGTAGGCATAAGTTGCGAGTGTTTGCATAACGGCTGGTTTAATATCAGCGTCGAGTTTGCGAAAGGCTGGAACCCTGTCGCAGATTTGAAGTGCATATTCAGTTAACAGGGATACGGCGCGTGCGGCGTCGTTCTCACTTACTCCCACCTTCCCCATGAAAGCGCTGTAACCCAGCGGAGCACGACTCTGCGTCATTCCCATGGCTGCGATATAGTCGGTGCCGGTAAGCGTGTCAGGCGACGTCTGCGGCGCTGTCCCGCTGAAGTTCTGTCCCTTTGGAAAATGGTATTTCACAGTTGCTTCAAGGCTCATGCTGCCTCCTATTGCTTAATCAATTCGCGTGTTTTCTGTCGGTAGTGCGCCGCCAGTTCCTGCAACTCTTCCCGCGTCCACTTCTTCAGCTCATGCGGTCCAATCAGGCGATCGAAAGCAGGCTGGCCAATTTTGGCAATGAGTCGCGGCTTGTACTCGCCAATGTTCCCGGACAGGTATGAATTGCAATGCTCACACTGAAGGTGGCAATTGGTTTCGTCATAGCGGGTTTCTTTGCTGGCACCAACGGTGCGGTAATGGCCCGCATTCATTTTCGCGCCCGTATCGCGGCCACAGCTGATGCATGGCTGCCCAGCGTCGCGGATGCGAATGTATGCGTTGAAAGCTGTCTGGGCTTGCTTATGAAAATAACTGAGGGGCTGTACTGCTAGCTTACGGATTTTGGTATGACGCTTTTCCTGCTGAGTTTCTGCTTTACGTCGTCGCTCTGCTTCCTGTATCGCTTTCTGCCGGTCTTTCTCCCTCTTCGCCATTGCTATTACGGTTCCGCAGTCTGCGCTGCACCACCAGTGATTCTGGAAGCCTGGGTGGAACCATTCACGGCAGTCAGGATTTTTGCATCGGCGCCTGGGTTTTCTCATCGTTGCCTCCGGTGATGTTTCAGCCCGGATCGACATGCGACTACACATCGGCGCATGCCACGCTGCAGCAGACTCATGAGGTGCCCGGTGACGCACTTCAGCCATCGCACCTGATAGCCCGCATATCGCCAGGCGCAGATCAGAGGGAAGTAGTCGAATTTCTCTGCATAGAACAGGTCCTCCTCGCACTTCCAGCACGATATGCCATGGTGATATTTGTCCTCGCTGGTGAGGATGGTGTGGCAGCGGCAGCAGCGCTTATTGCCAGCATCTCTGCTCATAGGTGTAATCTCTCCGTGGTTCTCGTTTGCTTTCAGGAAGCAGCGCGCTGACCAGCCACAGGCGGGGATCAGTGGCGAGCGTCTTTTGAGTCTGGATGTTGCGGGCGGCATATCGGTGAAGGAGTTCGTTGGCGGTATCGGTGTCTACAGGGTCATGGGTGAACCACGTTTGCCGCATGGCTGCCCTCCCTTTTCTTCAGATACTCCGGCCAGTGCTTCTCAAGAATGTGTTTCGGTACGTTTAAACCCAGCCCCAGAACGGTGGCTTTGGTTTTCAGGGTGCTGAGCGGTTTGTTAAGCGCGTCGGCCATAACCTGCGGCGGAACCTTTCCGGCCACACGCTCGATGTATTCGATCTCCTGCTGTGTCCAGGTGCTTGGTCTACCCATTTTGTTTGTCCTTCAGTTTCTGATATTCCGAGTCATGCGGGACCGTGAGCACCAGCCCAAATTGCATGCACCAGCTCTCGACCTGATTCAGGAAGAAATGCATCTCTCCGGTATCAAGATCGGCGGTGTGCCGGGGCTCGTAGGTGGTGGACTTTTCGCCCGTGATGAAATCGGTGTAGGTGATGGCTTCACAGCCCAGATACGTGCGCTTGAGGTTGCGCTTTACCCACTCGGGCGTTGCATCGGTGCGACCGGACTTAATCAGATAGGCGCTGATTTCGGCGTACCACATGTGGCTGAGTGCGTTCTGGGAGAGGCTGCGTTTTTCTTTCCACGGCTTAAGGGTAAGCCGGTAGCATTCGCCGGATTCGAGCAGTGGCTGAAGCTGTTGCCCGATGGCTCTGAAGTTTGATTTATGTAGGCGTATGCCCTCTTTCGGTATGTCCACCGGCCTTCCCCCGATCGTCTTCCTGTTCAAACTCAGCATCAACAATCAGGTCATGCGCCTCGCGCGCCAGCAGATCGATAGCCCGCAGTTGAGACCGAAGCTGATCGGCGCTGAGACCTTCGATCTTTGTGAGGCTGATGATGGACTCTGTCAGGTTGCGTGCCTGCCGCAACAGCGGGGTCTCGATGTACAGCTGGATAACCTGGGTCATGATGCACTCCGTTTTGCTTTCAGCGTGGCGCGCAGCAGGGCTACACCTTCCATCGCCTTTTCGCTGGTGGAGGGGATGGAAAGCTTCAGCAGTTGCTTACGCGGTTCCGGGATGTCTTCGCCGGCCTCGATCCGTTCGGACATTTTGCGCAGCTCAGATCGGCACTTTATGCGCAGTTCTGACTCACTCAGGTTGTTAGCGCGCATCAGGCTGTACAGGCCGGTGACCATCCAGTAATCGGCGTTGTTCTTCCACGGATACTGCTCCGGGGATGCGTAGTCACCGCGTTTCGCGCAGTAGGTCATCACCATGCCGTACAGCGTGTCTTCGTCCGGCAGCCCTGCAGCGGCGAAAGCGCCCTGCCTGCACCAGCTGATGAACTGGCCCGGAGAAGGCAGGAACGGTGAGCCGCTGGCGCGCGCCTGACGCATGCCGGCTGACAGCTGCTGCTTACTGGTCACGCCGTTCTCCGCAAAGGCAGCGATCCACTGGCGTTTGGCGGCGGCTTCGTCTGCCGGAGTCCGCCAGGCGGTGCTGACTGAGGCCGGAAAGACCTGTTTCAGTCCGTCGAAAAACTCATTCATCAGCTTTTCAACTTCCTGATGCAGGCGACGATCTGCCGGCTGCGGTGCATCACCGGCCATGCGGGCCAGCGCGCTGCTGTCGCGATTGCTTACTGCCGCTACGAGATGTCTCATATGAAATTCTCCCATGCTTCCTGGCTGTTCCAGTGGGCAGCAGGCTGCTGATCCGCTGGCGCCGCCCGGTTACGGTTTGGCTGGTTCATCTGGATTTTGAGGGTGTCCCACTTTTCCCGCAGCTTCGCGGGGCTGAGCACGTTCGACTGCCAGAAGTGATCGCGGCTGGCCCAGAGAAACACCTCGCAGATATCGTGGTGCGTTACCTGCAGAGCCGTGCGCAGCAGCCTGATGTCGTTTGACCAGGCGGGCCAGTTAGGCTGGCGGGCATTGGGTGAGACGATCTGCACCCGCTTGAAAATCCACTCCGCCGCCTTCAGGTCGTCTTCGGTTCCCCACTTGTCACCCTTCGGTGTCTGGACTGCTGCTTCAGGACGAAGAGCAGGAAGATTTGCCGGAGGTGAGTCAGGGGATTCGACAGAATTCTCTGACGAAGAATTACTGTCTTTATTGTCTTTTGTAATATTGTCTTTTGTGGTTACCCGATTCGGGTAAGACCCGTTACCTGATTCGGGTAATGTTTTCTTACCTGATTCGGGTGAATTTACCTTTTTCGGGTAAGGTTCATTTATCCACTGGCTCAGCTCTTTATTTATCCCTGTTAAGCGCCCTTCCTGCGTCAGGATATTTCGCTTTACGAGGGAGCTTTTTGCAGCTGAGCACTTGTGCGGCAACATACCTGTAAGCTGAGATAGCTGCTCATTGCTAACCCAGTCAACCTTCTTGTTGAAGCCGTATGTTTTGCGCATGACGGCCATGAAAACAAGAAGCTGATGCTGTGTCATTCCGGCCAGCATGACAGCTTCCAGCAGTTCATTGGCGATGCGCGTGTAACCATCCTCCAGATCTGCCACGCGACGCTCCACGGCCCGTAGTTCGGGCCTGATTGGTGTTACGTTTTCATATGCAAGATTCATGACTCTTCCCACCTGCCGGGCGACCCGGCGCGATAGTCAGCAATGATCTGCCCTACCTCCTCTGCCGTTCCTTCTGCCAGCACCAGGTGTGCCTTACCGGCTTCTCCGGACATCTCAGCACCCACCAGCAGCTCAGCCAGGCGACGGGCTTTTGCAGCACTGAACAGCGGGATTGCTGCGCTGCGTGAGAGCTTTTTCTTACCAGCGGCTTTAGCCTTACCCATCTGCTCAGTTGCAATAGCCCCAGCGTTAGCGCCGTGCTCACGAGCTAGAGCAACAGCAGTCGTTGCTGCTACCTCGCCGGTTCTGACCATGGCTATCAGCTCATCGCCACACGTCAGCAGCTGAAGGTGGTGATCAACATCAGCGACCGAACGCTTAACCTTGCTGGCGATTTCGCTTACTGACCATCCCTGATTAGACAGGCGCTGATAGGCTGCTGCCCGTTCAAGTGCTGTAAGCGGCTTACCCTGGCTGCTGGTAACCATGAATGCGATGCGATCGGCTTCAGTACCGGTAAAATCTTTGCACTCAAGGCGGGGGATTTCGTGACCGGCTTCGGTAGCCATCAGGGCACCGTGATAGCGGTGATGACCGTCGATAACCTTAACGCGGTCGCCTGTCACCTGCACCGCCAGAGGCGGCACAAATTCGCCGGCAATAAATGCGTCGCGGAATTCCTCAACGTGCTGCTGATCGATATCACGAACGTTATAACCCGGTTCGACATACAACTCTGACAGCGGAACCAGGAACGTTTTACGCACCGTGGTATCCGTGCCATTCTTCTCTTTGCCCTTGTAATACAGCGATAAACTACTCATAATTATTCCTGTGAATTGATCCAGTCATTTCGCATCAGGCCTCAAAACAGTTACCGCTGCTTTGGGGCTTTTCTTTTGTCAGTAATTCCTCAATCCTCAGCAGCCTCTTCGCTACTTCAGACTCCGGCGACACCACATCCAGATAGGCCATTGCCAGACTCATCATCTGGAAAAAGCTGTGACGCTGCTTTCCTGACGGGCGCTTCATGCGGCTTACTGCTGCCTCATCCAGACCCATGACTTTTGCCAGTGGACCCTGCCCTAGCTCAGCCAGTTTGTTCAGCAGCTGGCCTTCAATTTCTCTCGCTTTCTTGCGATAGCTTGTAATTTCAATCATGTAATATTCCTTTCGTTGAAAAACTTGCGTGACTTTGCAGCGAGCTAGTCACTTGGTTTTTGCCCTCCTGAAGCAGGCGGGCGGCTAAATTGACAAAGAGCGGTGTTACTTACGCTGCCTGATTCGGATGAGGAAACAGGTCAGTTAAATCTGGGCGTACTTGGTAAGCTGGGATCTTTCCATCGGTGGCTTTCTCAATGCGCTTTGCATTCTCAGCGGACACCTTTTTCTTCCCGTGCAACCAAGCCCAAACTGAGGGCTGCTTGACGAGGCATGCATCAGCTAACTTCTGCTGGCTGCCTACAATGTCAATAGCCCGCTTAATAGCTTTGTTGACCATAAAATAGCTCCTGCTTTGCTTGGCTATTGTAATAATAGCTAAAGCTATCAAAGAAGTAAATAGCTTTGGTTATTTGATGAATAATACCTATGGCTATATCTTTCAGGGAGGACAAAAGGGAAATCTAAAATGACTTTTGCAGACAGACTTAACGCTGCCATGAGGGCAAGCGGGCATACTCAGGCGTCCTTAGCTGAAGCTGTAGGAATGGCACAGCCAAGCGTATGGAAATTGACGCAGGGCATTACCAAAAACACCAGAAAGCTTTATGAGATAGCAAAGGTTCTAGAAGTGAGTCCTGAATGGCTCTCTTCAGGCGAAGGTGAGATGAGGGGTGCTCCTCAGATCCATACCCCTAAGAAAGAAAGACTGGCGGAACCTGACTACTATCGTGTAGATGTATTGGATGTCCAAGCCAGCGCGGGGGATGGTTATCTTGTGTCTACTGAATTCGTTGAAACCATAAGAGCTATTGAATACACCAATGAGCAGGCTAAAGCGTTATTTGGCCCACGTCCTGCCGATACAATCAAAGTCATCACCGTGCGCGGCGACAGCATGGAGGGAACCATTGAGCCGGGCGATCAGATTTTTGTAGATCTTGCCGTAACCCATTTCGATGGCGACGGCGTCTATGTATTCGTGTTTGGCAAAACAATGCATGTAAAACGACTCCAAATGCAAAAGCATCGCCTTGCAGTTCTATCGGATAACCAGCGCTATAAAGAATGGTTCATTGAGGAGAGTGACGAGGGAGAGTTTCATATCATGGCAAAAGTGCTTCTCCGTCAGTCCGTTGACTACAAAAGGTTAGGCTGAACCAAAACGCAAAAGTATTAAATGATCCCGCTTCGGCGGGATTTTTTTCGTCTGGACAAAAATAAATTCCTTTAGGAATCAACATGAATATCACCAAAGCTATAAATATATATCTTTGGCTATTTACAGTAATAATAGCTTTGGATATATTTATCCCATCAGCAGGACGCTGGGGCAGTAAGAAACGGAAGTCAGCTCTTTAACAATTAGATTCCTACCTGATGCAGGTAGGCCGGAGCGAGTGCTCTGGGATTGGATGAATGCAAACGCATGGTTGGGGGCAGCTGTAGTAACCCCGGCGTCGGCTGAAGTCGCTGGATAACAAATCCGTCTTGAACGGTGGCAAAACCAGCGCACGTGAATGGCGAGGAGCACCGGCCATCCAATCACCAAAGCACTCACTTGGAGAAACACCATGAATTCGAAGCAGCGTTACAACGCAAAGCGTGCAGCTGAGCATCGTGCAAAGAAAGCAGCAGATCGCCAGTTTGAGAACGGAATCGTCACCACCCTTATGGGATGCAGCTTAAACGTAGCCCGCGCCACATCAGCGCCAAGTCTGCGTGAGAAGCATAAGAGCACAGCGATGTGCTTACCACAGGTAGCCTTATTTCAGGCTGGTCACCGCAAAGTCCGGAAGGACGCAACGCACATCATTAAGTGAGGAAACATGAAGGATTATCTGGGAATAGGCGTTTTCGTGTGGCTTGTCGCGGCATGGATTACTCATCTGGTGGTGTGCTTTAAAACTGCCGCATGGGGATTCCTGATTGCAGGGGCGATTTTCTTCCCTGTTGCATGGGTTCACGGTACTGGCGCCTGGTTTGGTGCCTGGTAAATAAATCGCGTCACAGCGTGTAAGCAGCAGACATTTAAGAGGTGAATATGAGTAACACAGCAACTTCATTGCGCATTCTGGATAAGAAGAATCGCATAGATTTCGCAAAGGATATGGTTCTGAACCACTGGAATACCCTATCCGTTCAGCAGGTCAATTTCCTCAGCAGATACATTCGGATGTTCGCCAAATAACCCGCCATCGAGCGGGTATTTTTTTACCTTAACAAAGGCCAAAACTATGATGCGCGACCTTGATTACTACTGCGGTTGGTTAGTGTTTATCGTGCTGATGGTGCTGGGGTTTATAGCAGGAGGTTAGATGAGTGAATTTAAGGGGAAGAAAGGCCCATGGTCATGGGTCGGTGGTGTGCTATGTAACGAAAGCTACATTGTTGGCCGGTTTGAATCCCCGCCAAGCAGTGAAGATAAAGCTTTGATAGCCGCAGCACCTGAGCTCTTAGAGGCCCTTCAGTGGGCTATGAGGAAAATTGGCTCATATACACAGCGAACGAGCTCAAACCAAACCTATTGCGATCAAGTTGATAAAGCCAACGCTGCGATTGCAAAGGCATTGGGCCGGTAACCACTACAGGAGAGAGAGATGGAAGTGCAATTGATAAAGAGCGATGACACTAAAACTCTAATGGCGCGTGGCGAGCACGATATGGAATCAATCATTGATGCTGCAATCGCTGCTGATGAGATTGATGAGTCGTACAGGGATGATTACCTGAAGGGAACGCACTCGGTAACATGGATGCGCGCAACACCCCGAGATGGATACAGCACCTGGTATTACGAAGCAAAGGAAGCATCACGCGGCGCATTTAAGGCCTCGTTGGTCACAATCCTGTGGCAGCAGTGCAATGGCTTGTCAGGACAGGCCATGACGGTGCTACGCACCACCGCCTTAGAGGGCTTCCATAACCAGAACGTTTCACCCCTATGCCCGGCGCAATGCTGGGCTTTTTTTTAACACCACCCAATTTCAATAAGGTATCCCCATGCAACTCGCAATTGCTGGGGCGGCATCGGGCTGCCCCTTTATCACCGAATCACAGTTAGAACGTATCACCCGCCGCATGCGTGCTGCAGCCCGCAGCCTGTTAAACGCCATGAGCCAGAGAGGCACCAAATGAAATCACGCTACTTCACGAAAGCACAGGAGCTTTCCAGAGAGGCCCATCTCTACAGCGACAAAGCGAAGTGGGCTATGGCAATGCGGTTACTGCGGAGGGCCATGCTGTGAAATTCCCCCAATCAAGAACGGCGCTTGTGTCATGGCACCGGCATTACCTGCTGCTGGCCAGAGAGAGTCGCTGCAGCGGAGACCGCGAGTCTGCGGCTCACCTTAATCAACTGGCCGCGACCACGCGCCGGTACATATCCACTACCTACCCAAAGGCGACATCATGATTGTTGATCCGGATTTCTACTTCATCGAGTTCATGAAAGGCATGTTAGGCGAAGCGCTGGACAACATGACCGCAGAACAGGCGCAGATTGAAGCCAACGCAGATTACCGCACGGAGCGCCAGTTTGAAGCAATGGGAGGATGCCATGAGTAAAGAGTTTTACGACCGCCTGGCAGAGATACAGAGCACGTTGAATGCACCTAAAGGCCAGTACAACAACTTCGGCAAATACCATTACCGCAGCTGCGAGGACATCCTTGAAGGGGTTAAGCCGCTGCTTAATGGCCTGTTCCTGTCCATCAGTGACGAGATTGTACTGATTGGCGATCGCTACTACGTGAAAGCGACAGCAACTATCACAGATGGCGAGTCATCGCACAGCGCCTCTGCAATGGCGCGTGAGGCGTCAGAAAAGAAAGGTATGGACGATGCCCAGATAACCGGCGCGACCAGCTCATACGCCCGCAAATACTGCCTGAATGGCCTGTTCGGCATTGATGATTCAAAGGATGCCGATACGAACGAGCACCGGCAGCAGTCGGCGTCATCGTCGCAGCAGCCGAAGCAGCAACAGAAAGCGAAGCCAGCGCCCGCCGCTACTCTGGCAGCTTTTACAGAGGCAGCACTGCATAAGAAAACCCCGGAAGAGCTGAAGCAGGCATTCTCAAAGGCATGGCAGATGCTGGCAGGAACGCCGGAGCAGGCCAAAGCGAAAGAAGTCTACGACCTGAAAAAATCCGAATTTGAAGGAGCATCAGCATAATGCCAATTAACGTGATCACCATTTCCGGCAACGTGGGGAAAGACGCTGTTCTGCGCGTCACCCCAAACGGTAAACACATTGCCACTTTCTCCCTGCCGGCTAAATCAGGCTTTGGTGACAATGAAAAGACCTCCTGGCTGCAGTGCAAGATGTTTGGCGCTATGGCTGAGAAGCTTTCTCAGGCCGTCACTAAGGGCGCGAAGGTGACGGTAACCGGGGAGTTCCTGATTGAGGAATGGGATAAGAATGACGGCAGCAAAGCGTCGATCCCTACCATTCTGGTGAGAGATATCGACCTTCCGCCGCGACAGGGAAACTCAGCGCCATCCGGTCAGCAGCAGCCACGTGGTCAATCTACCGGACCTGATTACGATACCGATATCCCATTCTGATTTAACCCACTAATAAGGCCGCACCATGAACCCACCGGTATATCCGGCGCATTCGTCACGCATCAACGGCGCTGACGAAGAGATTAAGCGCCGCAAACAGGAAGTGCTGAATGGCGTTCTGGCGGCCTTAGCAGCACAGGAATCCGGGCATGACCATCCGCAGCTGCTGACACTACAGCGCAGAGAGGATGCTTACCTGGCTGAGCTGAAACGTAGAGAGCATGAGGAGATGGCCAAGCGCCCTCCTCTGCCACAAATCATCGTCACCCGGCCTGTTGTAGAGCGCTGGGGAGATTTCAGAGACACCCGACGCGGCCGTTATGGCGCAACACCGATGGAGTGATGCTGGCCTGTACCCGGCTGGCATTGCATAAGGGGAAAGATATGGGAGCATCAAAACGGCTGGTTAGCTTTCAGGCCGATCCGCGTTGTTACGAATGTAATTTGGTAAATCTTGTCACTGTATCCGGCGGCAAAGACAGCCTGGCACAATGGCTGCTCGCTATCGAGTCTGGAGTAGAGTTCGAGGCAGCTTTCGCCGACACTGGTCATGAGCATGCGCAGACGATGGAATATCTGGACTATTTAGAAAGCAAGCTCGGCCCTTTGAGGCGGGTTAAAGCTGACTTTACTCGGCAGATTGAAAGAAAGCGCCAGTTTGTAATTGATAAATGGCCGCAATCGCTGACAGTAAAGCTAGGGTACAGTGATGAGGAAGCCACAAGGATTGTTCAGCGTGCTCTACGGGCGCTTAAACCGTCAGGTAACCCTTTTCTCGATATGTGCATCTGGAAAGGAACCTTCCCCTCTACGCGCCGCAAGTTCTGCACATTCGAGCTTAAACAAACTCCGATGCAGGAACAAGTCGTTGATCCGATTGTCTCATCCGGGAAAAAGTTAATCAGCTGGCAGGGGGTTAGAGCGCAGGAGTCGCCTTCGCGTGCGTCACTATCAGAGTGGGAGGAAGGTTTCGATTTGGGGCCGAGACTAGCTCTTTACCGCCCAATACTGAAGTGGACGCATGATGAGGTATTTGCTTTGGCCAAGCGTCATGGAATTAAGCCTAACCCACTTTACCAGCAGGGTTGTAGTCGTGTTGGTTGCATGCCGTGCGTGAACGTTAATAAGGCCGAACTGGCTGAAATCTTCACGCGCTGGCCGGACGAAATCAGTCGTGTTGCTGAATGGGAGCGGATCGTTGCTCAGTGCTCCAAGCGCGGTAATGCTGCGTTCTTTCCTTCAACCCTTGACCCCTTGAAAGCGGAAAAGGATAGCATGCAGGTTTCGCTTGAATCACACGGCATCGAGACATATCGCGACTGGGCTCTCACCACGTACGGTGGTCGCCAGTTCGATATGCTGGGAGCCATGGATAATAAAAGCCTGTGCAGCAGTGTCTACTTAGGCATTTGTGAATAACGTCTATTCTGAAGTTTTTGATAGCCTGAATCGAGCCAAATATCACTTTGTAATATGCAATACATTACCTCTAAAATAAAAAAACCACTTACCATTTAAGCTCCTTTATAAAAAAACCACATCCATGCATTTAAAGACTAGTAAGCAAAGCATGCCCGCAAGCATGCTAAATCTTAACTTTTGGTTAATACAAGAATTTGCCAACTAACCTGACCTCGCTTGAAACCATCATCTTTGATAGGATTAACATGCTTGATATCAAACCCGGCTAACTTCGCTTTAATAATAGCTTCATTGGTGGTGATTTCATAAATCATTCTATCCGGCTCTGCAGAACCAAGCCTAAGCGTCAATATAAAAACACCGCCATTTTTAAGTAAGGAATATACACTCACCAAAGCTTCCTGTCTTTCAATGCTATTAAGATGCATCCAGACAGCACTCATTAACACAAAGTCGTAACAAAGACCTAAAGCCTTAACCTTTTTTAGGTTTGGCAAAGAATCGTCAATCCATTCAATATCAAGTCCTTTAAAAAAATCAGTAGCTTTACGCCTAAACAACTCGCTTGGTTCAACTGCCGTAACTTTGCAGCCACGCAAAGCTAAAAAAGCGGAATCACGGCCAGAGCCAGCACCGACATCCAAGCAACGGGCCCCTGAAGAAGGCATATATTCAATAACATCAGAAAATATAAGTTTTGAGCTTATGCTCAAATAGCTTTCAAAAAAACCCCTTGACTCATCATTATACTGATCCCAGCTATTCATAGATTTACCTCATTGTTTAATAACTGTGATTATATCACCATTCTTTAGATTTTTTATTTCATACTTTACGGGGTTTTCTGTTTTATCTATGAATTTTTGAGGCATCACGAAAGCAACAAGGCTGATAATCGAGCATAAAAAAAGAACAGTTGACCAACATCCAATTACAGTATAATTCCCACTCGAATGTGCTTTAAAAAAAGAGAATACCTTTTCAAAAAAGCAAGACAACTTGCCTTTTTTGCTTTCTAATTCTTTGCGCCTTGATTCCCTCAAGTCATTGAGCATCATTTTTCGAAGATAAATTTCATTAAAATGAAGGAGAGAAGCCTCACTGAGCACCCCCTCTGCGCACTGTTCTTCAACATCCTTTTGAAAATTTATCTTTACCTCCAACAACCCCCTCAACCTATAAAGAGTAATAATTGACATTAAGTCAAATATAAAAACCATGAAAAAAATAGCTCTTGCAGCTAACTCTGAAACTAAGGTAGTCCCATACCATAACCCTCCGTTGATAGCGATAACCAAGCTTGGTACCTGCCACATGAGCTGATTTAATGCACGCATATGCTGTCCAGCTTCTAAATATGCTACTTCCTGAATACGCTGATGCCACTTTATTATTTCGATTTTTTCTTCACTTGACATATTTAATCCTTATTCAAATTACGATGCGGACTATTCTCAGAGAACATATTCTCTTAACTTCGATTTTCAATCAATCCAAAAGTAAGTGAAGCATTTCTATGAATTGTTTTCACCGTGGATTTAATCATGTTTAGGCAGACCTTTGCCTCCAATTTTATGAGAAGACTATGAACTTTCTAAACCCAGCAGAAAAAACTGTAGAACGCGAGCAGCAGTTGATAAAGGTGGCGTTGGTTAATTGGCCAGTGCCGAAGATGACTTACACAGGTGAATGCCATTTCTGCGAGGAGGCTATCAGCAAAGGCAGCTTCTGCAGCAAAGAGTGTGGTGAGGATTATCAGAAGGTAGAGCGGGCTAAGCAGTTCAAGGGGGTGCCATGAGCACAGAATGGAATGGTGAAGGTTTGCCGCCGCTGGGGTGCGTATGTGAGATTGCGCCACCAATACATGATGCGGGTACAAAAGTGCGCGTACTATGCCATGACGAAAACGCGGCTGTATGTCGCATTCTCGAAGGTGATCGTCTGCACTCACTTTGCCAATTGGAAGTGATGGAAATTCGCCCCCTTCGAACCGAAGCAGAGCGCAAGCGTGAGGAGACGATAGCAGATCTTCAGAATGCTTTGGGTCATGCGCACGGACTCTTTGACCTGGTATTTCTCTATAAAGCCCTCACGTCAGGCAGCATTCGTCACATCACCCTGAAGTAACCCCCACCCTGTTCACTATCGCGCCCTGCGTGAGGAGTCGTTATGTCTGAAGTAAGTATATTGGATATGTGCTGCGGTTCGCGCATGTTCTGGATGGATAAGCAGGATAGCCAAGCGGTGTTCACTGATCGCCGTGAAGAGCAGCACGTCCTGTGTGATGGACGCACATTGCAAATTAGCCCCGATATCATCGCCGATTTTCGAGCGCTGCCTTTTCCTGATGGCACGTTTGCTCAGGTTGTATTTGACCCGCCCCATCTTGAGCGCGCCGGTGAAAATAGCCGGATGCGAAAGAAGTACGGAGCACTTGATAAATCGACGTGGCCAGAAGATATCCGCGCCGGGTTTGCTGAGGCATTCAGAGTGTTGCGGCCACACGGCACTTTGGTTTTTAAATGGAATGAAACTCAGATTCCCGTGAGCAAGGTGATCGCCCTTACCGACCACAAGCCAACAATCTGGCAGCGTACGGGGAAGGGAGATAAAACACACTGGATTCTCTTTCTGAAGCCAGCCGCATGATCACCCCACTCCACCTCATCATCACCATCGCAGCAATCATCGTAATCAAAATTATCTTCAGCTACCTGTAGAGGCTATTCATGGAAGCATACGCGCTTACCCTGGATGAGGCCTGCGCGTTTCTCGGCATATCCCGGCCAACCTGCAATAAGTGGATTAAAACCGGCAGGCTAGTCGCCACGCGCAAAGACCCGTCCAAACCGAAGTCACCCTATCTTCTCACCCGTCAGGCATGTATTGCCGCCCTGAAAAATCCAATGCACACTGTCGCCGTGAGCGCGGCAGATGCACATGAGGAGAATAAATCATGTCGATCTTCCGCAGAGGTGACATCTGGTACGCCAGTTTCACAACAGCGGGCGGAAAAAGAGTTAAGCAATCTCTTGGCACGTCCGACAAGCAACAAGCGCAGGAGCTGCACGACAAAATAAAGGCTGAATCATGGAGGATAGCAAGGCTTGGTGACCCGGTCTCCATGACATTTGAACAGGCTTGCGTGCGCTGGCTCAATGAAAAGTCCGAGAAGAAAAGCCTGGACGATGACAAGCACATTATAAAGTTCTGGCTTGAATCAATGGCAGGGAAGCATTTAAAGGACATCACCGAAAGAGAAGTTTACGCAGCGGTAGCTCGGATCGAAAACCGCAACCACCTCAATCGATGGAAGCAAAAAGCTGAGGCCTTAGCAAAAAGAGGAAAGCCAGCTCCCGAGTACAAGCCAAAGCTGGCTTCGCAGGGGACAAAGATAAAACGGCTTTCCTTCATCAGATCACTCCTCAGAGCGGCGGAGAGAGACTGGAAGGCTCTGGAAAAAGCGCCAGTGATTAAAGTTCCTGTGGCAAAGGAGCGACGGATAAGGTGGCTCAAGCCTGAGGAAGCCCAGAGGCTTATCAGTGAATGCTCTGAGCCTCTGAAATCAACCGTTGAATTTGCGCTTAGCACCGGGTTAAGGCGATCTAACATCACCAGGCTAAAGTGGGAGCAGATAGATCTTCAGAAAAAGATGGCGTGGATTTATGCGGACGAAAGTAAATCAGGCAGGGCAATTGGCGTTGCCCTAAATGATACGGCCTGCGCAGTGCTGAGAAAGAACATTGGCAGGCATCACGAGTACGTGTTTGTTTACGTGGAAACTGAGAAAGATAATACCGGAAAAGCTTCAAAGGTCACGCGCCCTGTCAACAGCAACGCGAACGGAGCCTGGAGATCGGCGTTGCGCAGAGCAGGCATCGAGGACTTCAGATTTCACGATCTGAGACACACCTGGGCATCATGGCTGATTATGGCCGGGGTACCGATATCTGTTCTGCAGGAGATGGGAGGTTGGCAAAATATCAATATGGTAAGACGATATGCTCACTTCTCATCTGGTCATTTATCCCTACATGCAAAGCGGATAGATGATATTTTTATGCAAAATGTCCCAAATTTGTCCCACACCAGTTTCAGGAATGGAACTAACGATGATTAA